GACATTCCAGTGATCCTGAGTTCCGTAAACATCGAAGACAATTACGATGTGGATTTCAACACCAAGCGAGCTATCATCTGGACGCTGAACTTTGAGATGAAGGCATTCTTCTACGGACCGATTCATACTTCTGCGATTATCTTGGATGCCAATACCAATTTCTTTGCGAACGCCACTGTTCCTGGAAACTCGGCAGTTTCCACGACGGAAGTTCTCCCAGGCCTGACGGCAAACGGTCAACCAACAGCGAACGCCTCCCTAAGCATTCCAGCCGCACAAATTAGCGCCAATTCAGACTTCGGCTATATAATCAACACAACGACCCAGTGAAGAAATAAGAGAATCGATTATGGCCAATGAAATCGCGAATAGATTGGGAGTTGACCCAGCTCCAATAGTTGAAGTTCTTTCAGCATCTCCTTTAACGACGGTCGCGGAACGAGCGGACGATACGCGCAATTCCAATGCGACTAATGATTACGAGTACGCCAGAACCAACTTGATGGATCTCGCCGAAAAAGGCGCTCAAGCCCTGGAAGATATGCTGGACTTCGCAAAGCAAAGCCAACACCCGCGAGCGTATGAAGTGGTGGCCACCCTTATTAGCCAGCTCACGGCGACTAACAAGGAGCTGTTGACTCTTAGCAAAACCATCAAAGACATCACTAAAGTGGAAAAAGCTGCACAGGAGTTGAACCCCGAAGGAGGTGGTGCCAATAATCAAGTGTTCTTTGGTAGCACCGCAGATATGCAGAAGATGTTGAGAGATTTGCGAGCCGGAGCCGAAGTGAATGAGTAAAGCAGGCGACGAAAAGACTTCCTACCTCGGCAATCCGCTTCTCAAGCGGTCTGGGGTCAAGCACGGGTTCACCCGTGCTCAAATGCTGGAATGGGACAAATGCGCAAGCGATCCAATCTACTTTATTGAAAAGTATATCAAGATCGTCAATATCGATCACGGATTAGTACCGTTCAAGCTGTATGACTACCAACGGAATATGGTCAACACGTTTGTCAATGAGCGTTTCGTCATTGCGCGCACCCCGCGGCAAGCCGGGAAGGCGTTGGCGCTTGATACCCCCATATTAACACCGCATAAAGGCTTTACTACTGTCGGTGACATTAAGGTGGGCGATCACATCTTTGGCCCTGACGGCAAGCCTACCCGCGTCCAATTCATTACGGAAGTGATGAACGATCGGCCGTGTTATCGTGTAGAGTTTGATAATGGAGACAGCTTGGTAGCAGATGCGGAGCATTTGTGGACTGTTAATAGCACCAATTGGATCGCCGGTCACCGCACTCTGACTACTGAAGAACTAATTCCGTTTCTAACTCACAGCAACAAACCATATATCGATTTCACTCAAGCAGTTGACTTTTCTCATCGTGACGATTTGAAGGTCGATCCGTATCAGTTGGGCGTGTGGTTGGGAGACGGCGCTACCAATGGTGCCGCCATCACGTGTCACCTAGATGATTTACCGACCTACAGCGCCCATATGAAAATCGGGAAAGTATGGACAGACGTCAATAACAGTAATGTCCGTTATTTCACGTTGCCGGCCGGCCAACACAATCTAAAAGCTGTAGGCGTATTTGGCAACAAGCACATCCCTATCGAATATTTGACTTCAAGTTGCAAACAACGACTGGCGTTGCTTCAAGGATTGATGGACACAGACGGATCCGTCAGCCGCTCTAAGGGATGGTGCGAGTTCTACCAAAAAAACGAGGTATTAGTCGATAATTTCCGCACGCTATTGGCGTCCTTGGGAATCAAGAGCAGAAAGCGTTATCGTATGTTAAACGATTGCCGCTATTGGACGGTGAGCTTTACGACTAATCTGCCGGTTTTCCGTTTGGTCCGGAAACTGGAGCGACAACACTGTGCCGGCCACCCGAAGAATTCCCGTCTATACATCAAGAAAATCGTCCCCGTCGATTCGGTACCCGTTCGTTGTTTGCAGGTGGACAACGCTTCTAAATTGTTTCTTGCCGGCACGACCCTAATTCCAACTCACAACACGACAGTTGTTGCGGCGTTGTTGCTGTGGTATGCTGTGTTCAACGAGCAGTTCAATATTGCCATTCTAGCGAACAAAGATCGCCAAGCCCGCGAAATTATGCACCGTATCCAAACGGCGTATCAATATCTACCGAAGTGGCTTCAACAGGGAGTCGAGGGCTGGAATAAAGGCGATATCGCCTTAGAGAATGGGTCTCGCATTTTAGCGGCCGCTACGTCGTCGTCGGCCGTCCGTGGTGGTTCGTTCAATCTGATTTACCTCGATGAGTTCGCCCACATTCAACGCACGCTGCAAGATGAATTCTTCACGTCCGTATATCCGACTATTTCGTCTGGTCAGAAGTCCAAAGTGATGATCACCTCGACACCAAAAGGTTTCGAGTTGTTCTACAAGATTTGGACCGATAGCGAAGAGAAGCGCAATTCATATGCGCGAATTGATGTCAAATGGCAGCAGATCCCTGGCCGCGATGAAAAGTGGAAAGATGAAACGATTAAGAACACTTCGGAGCTTCAGTTCCGTCAAGAGTTCGAAGCCGAGTTCTTAGGGTCTTCTGATACCCTAATCGATCCGAATAAGCTAAAGGTTCTTCACTTCGCAGCCCCGATACACACCGATGCGCATACCGCCGTGTTTGCTTATCCGGTCCCAGGTCACCGATATGTTATGGTTGTCGATCCATCCCGAGGCGACGGCGGCGATTACCAGTGCTTCAATATCTTCGATATCACTGAACTACCGTATAGGATTGTGGCACGGTATCGCAACAATTATATTTCGGAACTGTTGATCCCGAACGTGATCTACGATTTCGCGATGCATTACAATGAAGCAATGGTGCTCATTGAAAACAACATCGGCAAACAGATCATCGACATCCTCTACAATGATCTTGAATACGAACACGTCGTTAAGACGACTCTAAAAGGCCGCGCCGGTCAAATGGTGGGCGGCGGATTTGGCCCAGCTCGTTCGGCGTTTGGCGTGACGACCACAAAACAGGTCAAGCGCATCGGATGTCTGAACTTAAAGACCATGATCGAGTCAGACAAGCTAATTGTCAACGACGTCGAGATGATTTACGAGTTGGCTCGATTCGTCTCACAGAAAGGTAGCTACGCGGCCGAAGAAGGCGAACACGACGATCTTGTGATGACGGCCGTATTGTTTGCTTGGCTAATGCAGCA